GTATAAGAGACAGATTTATAACAATATAGAAATGAAGATTTGGACAATCAGGTGATGAATAATTGTAAATGAGAAGAGAATATAGCAATTATTGCTATAATTATTGATATCAGTGCCAGTGTTATAGAAATTAGAGAAAGTTTGTACATTCTGTAGTTCAGATAAGTTGAGATATAAAGAGATTCATATGTTCTATTTCGAACAGCTTCTATCCCTTTTTCCGTTAGGATACTACATATAGATTGATTCTTCTGAAAACGAGTTTCTATAAATCTTTCTGTAGAGTCTATTTCAACTCCCTCATTATCACATATTGTACATAACCCTATCGTTTCTAAAAATGTTAGTTCATCGTACATCATCTTAAACTCTTCAGATTTTATCTTAAAATACTTGAAGTGTGGAATATGTATAGATATATCGGTAGTTTTAACTGGGCCTTTTTTCATGGCTAAAGAATCAAGTAGTTCTGATTGAAACTTGTACCGCAAATATAATCTTTTTGAAATATGCTTTTTCATTCGTATCTAAAATTGATTATGGCAAAAATATATAATTAAATTTGAATAGTAATGATAATATCATGGTTTTCTTGCGGAGTAACATCCGCAGTAGCTTGTAAAATAGCATTGAGCCTATACGATGATGTGCAAATTTACTACATAGAAACGGGCTCTGGACATCCCGATAATGCCCGTTTCCTTGCAGATTGTGAAAAGTGGTATGGTCAGCCGATATACACCATTCGCAGCGATAAATACACTTGCGTAGCTGATGTCCTACGGAAAGGTTTTATTAACGGTGCACATGGTGCTGCTTGTACTCTTGAATTAAAAAAGAAAGTCCGATACAAGTTTGAAAAGGAACTTGGTTCTTGGGATGGTCAAGTTTGGGGATTCGATTATGACCCTAAAGAGATAAACCGAGCCATCCGGTTAAAGCAGCAGTACCCAAACACGAAGCCACTGTTCCCACTTATTGAAAAGCAAATTACGAAGTCGGATGCTATGGGGATGCTTTGGAAAGCCAGTATTGAAATCCCCGCCATGTACAAGATGGGCTACAATAACAATAACTGCATAGGTTGTGTGAAAGGTGGTATGGGGTACTGGAACAAGATACGAAAGGATTTCCCGGATGTATTCGATGAGGTAGCACAGATTGAACGTGATGTTGGAGCAACATGCCTAAAGGATAAAGACGGTCGTATTTTCCTTGATGAACTACCAATATGGCGAGGTGACCCAGTGGAAGAGATTATACCGGATTGTTCTCTTATCTGCCAAATTGAATTTCAAGAGATAATCGACAGACAGGTAGAGCGAGTTTTGAAAGGAGAAATTAGTATTAATGATGTAGCCTGAAAAGGCTCAAAACAAAGTAAATATGAGCGAAAAAGATTTAGTAGATATAGGATTCATCTTCTGCGAGCACAAAGGAAGAGAGGCATACCACTACTTTGGTAAAAACAGAGTGTTTACGGCATACATAGAAAGAAACAGCGCAAAGCCTTATTATGCTGCCGTTTACAAAGTATGTGATGTAATGCAGTTTAAGAATCCAAACGACCCCAGAAATGGTAAGTATGCCTATTCATGGCTTACAGATGAACATAATGTTGAGAAACTAAAGAAGTGTTTAGAATTGAATGACAATTAACGTAAAACAAGAATATGAAAGAAGTAACCAAAGCAGCCAAGCGGGCTAACATGAAAAGTCGAGCTTGTAAAAATTGCCCAATTAAACAACGACTTAAGATATGTCCTCCCGAAATATTTGAAGTATGCTCAGCTGCTTTTATAGAAGGATTCAAGAAGGGAGTTAAGGCGGCACAAAAAGCAATTAAAGAGAGTAATAACCCGAACGTTTTCCTGGATTCAGGAAAACGTTCATAACAGATTAGAAATGAAGATAAGAATAGGAAAATCTTTTGATAAAGAAACAAATGAAGTCTTTTATCAGCTACAATTTAAATTGGATGGAGAACGGACCTATAACGCATATTCTTATGATGTTTTTAAAGAGGAATCTGACGCAAAAGAAGCTCTTAACAAACATTTAAATGGTGAACGTGAATACACTTATTTTGTGAGTGCAGAAAAAGTTAAGAGAACAATCAAAGGGAACCGTGTAGATGTGAAAAAAGTATTATCATTTCATGTTATGTCAGCTAAATCAGATTTACCAGGTTCTCGTATCTGGGTGAAAATTAACTAATAAATAGAAAGGAAAGAATAATATGACAGTAAAAGAGTTAATAAAAGAACTTGAAACTTGCAAACCCGACGCAGTAGTTTCAATCGTAATAAACGAAATAAATCTGGAAGTAACAGAGCTCATCACTCCTGCACCTGAAATAGTAGAGTTATCATAACGAGTAAAACAAGAAAAGAAATGAAAGCAATAACAATAAAACAACCGTGGGCTTCTTTAATAGCTCATGGTATCAAAGATATTGAGAACCGCACTTGGGCCTGCCCTAAGAAATACTTAGGGCAGAGGGTTTTGATTCATGCAAGTGCAAAGCCTGATAGAGAACCTTACATGATATTCAATGACGCTCAAGCCGATGCGATAGATAATTGTGTTATGGATGTGTGTGGGTATTATAAACAGACTGGCGCAATCGTCGGTAGTGTGGAGATTGTGAACTGCTTGCAAAACCATCCATCCATTTGGGCGGATAAAGGAGTTTATAACTGGGTATTGGCTAATCCTGTGTTATTCGAAAAGCCTATCCCGGCTAAAGGTAAACTATCTTTTTGGGAATACGATAAAATTCAGGAACCCGTGTCAGATGGCGACCACAATGTTTGCATGTGTCGTATATGTGTTGATGAAGAGGTCCAGGTGATGAATATGGGGAATTATTTCGTATGTAAATATTGCGGTGGACGTTGGTACAAGTAAATTCAAATCAGGTAAATATAGAAATATGGAAAAAGTAACAGTAAAAATAGAGTTAGAGCGAGAAGATATCTCTACTCTCATGTTCCTTGCTGGTGGAAAGTTATCAGAAGAACAATGGAATAAGCTCAAAGGTACAGAATACACGGTGGAAGATGATGACTTGGAAGGTCAGGCAATCCAGTTGAAGTTGGCTATTAGTGGTATCGTAGTTGGCAATCTTCTAAAAAAGGAACTTTCAGAAGGTGAAGTTTCTAGTAAATCAACTTATCGAGAGAAGTTAATAGCTATGCGTAAGGAGATGGAAGAAAGGGGGTAATCATGGTAGGGAATATTCGTATTAGACGTAGGAAAGATAAATACCATGTTATGGAAGAGCAGGGAGATGGTAGATATTTTACTATTGAAGGGGGAAAATGTAATTCAAAGGAGGATGCCATAGAGCTAAAAAAACGATATCTGTTCGTTAGAGAGAAAGTTAGATTGTTAAATCAGAATCTTAGAATACAATTGAGAGAAAAGAAACCAAATGGATGATCACATAAATCAAAGTTTGTATGCTGATTCAATAAAAGAAGCTACAAAAGTAGAGTTCCTTGCAAGTAGTGAGGAACTTTTTTTATATGCTGTTTCCCTGTATAACTCGATGATGTGGGGCAGAAAGATTGACCGGGAAAATCTTAGAAATAAGAAGAGATCAAAAAAAATAGGGAGAACTAGCAAGGTGTAAAAGCATTGTTCTCCCCAATCATTCACGATTGTATAGCAAATATACTATTTATTTTAAAAATAATCGTGTTATGGATAGAAATTTTAATGAAAAGACGTGGGTAAATGTACGTGAAATAGGGATAATTCTTAATGTCCATGCCTTTGTAGTGTATTCGTATTTATTACAGATTGGGGTAAGGTGTGTTAAAGATAGATATGGGAACGGGTATGTCAATGGAGTAGATATAACCAAGCATTTTGAAGGTTTAAAGAAATTCGTGAAAGGATTGAGGAATGGAAGAAAAGAGCAAGCCCCCCTCAAAGAGCTGGCTTTTATTGATCCTGTGATAGGGAGTCATAATGATTGGGAGAGTAAAGCGGATGGCTTGGACAAGGTGAAGAAGGATTTTTATGCCTCATATACAAATCAGGTCTACAGGATTAATCACTACCAGAATTTAAAGAAGGCTTTGTTCCGGTGGGAGCGTGCCACGAGAGTTTGGAAGTACGTGGAAGAAGAAAGAACTGCACAAGACCCTAATGAATGGATGGAGAGCATTTCGTTAAAATACAAGCTGTGTAATACGATATACGATGAAGAACGCCGTAAATCTGTACTTGACACAATTTGACATGGCTGTAAGAGTGATATCGGGTAAATTTGCTATTGATATAAAACTGATTATAGCATGGCGTACAATTTAAAGGAAATGACTGAAATGTGCTCTAAATGGGTGGCTGAAAATGGGCTAATGGAGCATGGCGGTGCGAGGTTGAAAGACTTTTGCGCTCATTTCGGCATAGACTCTCAAACATACTATCGTTGGCTTGAAAATGCGGATTTTGCGGATGCTATAAAAAAAGGGAAAAATGAGTTTAAGGAGAAGCTAGAGCAGAGGTTAGTTGAATCTCTGTCAAAAGCTGCTTGCGGATATGAATTTGAGGAAACTAAAACCGAATATGAAGGGAAGAAAGTAAAGAAGAAAATAGTAACAGTGAAGAATGTAGAGGCGAATGTTGGTGCTGCTATATTCTTGCTTACAAATATATCTCCAGATCGTTGGCGTAATAAACAAACTGGAACCGATGTGAAGACGGAAGGAGTAACATTGAAGGTCGAAGTATTGAAAGAAGAATCGGTTAGTAATATTAAGAAGCTCTCCACACTATCGCAGAAACGGAAGATGAAAGGAGAGGGGGAAACAGAAGGCTCTGGACAATGAAAACGACCTATGTTTTTGACAGGCTATTAGAAGCCACGGTAAATCCGGTGATTCGTGGAGTATCTTCACGGGGTGGTACTCGATCTTCTAAAACGTGGAGCATGTTACAGTTGCTTTTTCTTATTGCCGAGAAGTCAGAAGCTCCTTTGCTCATATCGTGTGTTACTGATACAATGCCGGGAGTGAAACGTGGTATGTTCCGCGATTTCAAACGTATGTTGCAAGATGAAGGTCTTTGGAATGGCAAGGCAATGAATTTAACTGAAATGACCTACACTTTTCCTAATGGATCACAGATAGAGTTTTTCGGTTGTGAGAATGCTGCGAAGGTATTTGGTCCTGCACGTGATATCCTGTTTGTAAACGAAGCACAGAGAGTCCCGAAAGAAGTATTCCGGCAAATGGCGGTTCGTACTCGTTTGATGCTGTATGTAGACTTTAATCCGGTTAAGAAGTTTTGGGCGCACGACTATTTCAAGGGTCCGGGCATGGTGGAAATCGTCAGCACCTACAAGGACAATCCATATTTGACGCCGGAGCAGATCGAAGAGATTGAGAGAAATAAGGCTGATGAAAACTGGTGGCGAATCTTCGGACTAGGTGAAACAGGAGGAACCGAAGGACTGGTATATCCTGAATATGATATTGTGCCGGAGTTTCCAGCGAATTGTAAATGGTGTCTTGGTCTTGACTTCGGTTTCTCTGGTGATCCTACGGCAATTGTAAAAGTTGGCTTCGATAAAGATGATCTTTATGTTCAAGAGATCGCATACTCTACAGGTCTGTTGAATTGGGATATTGCGAATGTCTTGCGCAAGAATGGGCTACATAAAGTTACCACTATTGCGGACAATCAAGAGGCGAAGAGTATTGCTGAGATTTCTCGTTTGGGATGCCGCATATTTCCATGTATAAAGGGAAAAGGATCAATCATGGCAGGTATTTCACAAGTGAAGCAGTTTAAAATGCACATTGTACAAGGTAGTCGAGGCATACAGGACGAAGCAGATAATTACTCGTATGTATTTGACAAGATGACCGGACTCTATGATACGAACGAGGCAGTAGACGAAAATAATCACGCTATGGACGCTATACGATACGCGACTGAGTTTCTGATCGCCAAGTATCGTCCCGGCAAGAAACAAAGAAAAGATGAAGAAAAGCGAAATTAAAACCTTTCGGGGATATGTGCGATATCAGATATATCGCCTATTTACCCCATTTCGTTGGTTATGGAAGACGTTTGTTCGTCTGACAAGTAGATATCAACGCTTGATGCAATTACGGCGTATAGCGAATCTAAAGCCGGATGCTGTGGAGAGTCTTTCGCAAGATGAAACCGCACTTCTGCATTATATGTCGGAATACTTAATACCTTCTCGCTGGGTAACACGTAATGGACAGATCATTTATACGTGTCCATCAGTTGAAGATGTAACTCTCTGGCAGATGATCGAAGCACGCAGAGCTGAAACAGTATTAGAACGTATTAGCGGATGGACTGAGGGATATGTACCAGAAACTGTTGCTGATATGGTGAAACTGACAAAGTACATTGTGGAGCAGATTGGGCAGGCTGACGAGCTGGAACGTGTGCTGTTACCGGGTGCAGGTGGTTCCGGTGAATCGAATCCAATCACAGAAGCTAAAAGTGTGCTAGGAATGGTACAGATCACATCCGAACTGTTTAACTGCTCATTCGAAGATGCGAAGAAGATAAACTACTCAGATGCTATTCTAGCGATCAGCAAGAGACATGATGAAGTTGAGAAACAAAAATCTAAAACAAAATAATCATGGGAAAGAAATACAGTATTAATTCAGCAGGAAGAATCGTAGCCGAGAGGGATATTTACTCTCTCGGCGGCTTTATACCTAAAGGAAGACTAGGAGGGGCGATCAAGGACGAAACTCAGTTATCACAGGATGGCGAATGCTGGTTAGCGGGTGGGAGTATAGCTACCCGCCCCGACATTGTAATCAAGGATAACGCATATATCGGGGATTTCTATGAGGGCACGAACCCCGTTCATACGGATATCATAACGGAGTTTAGCGGTAACACCAAAATTCCGGGGTACTTATCTGTAAGATGCTTTGCGGCGGATACTAAAAATAATACGTTTATCAAAGATTCGTTCATTGGGGTTACTATGGATGTTCTTTGCGGACCTGCCACGAATCCGAAAGCTCACCCGTTCGAGCAGGGACAATACAATAAAGATGCACCTAAAGGAACCTTGTTTACTAGTTCTTCAATGAAGCTAGATGCAGCGAATTGTGTCAGAAATACGGCTACTATTAGAATTGGGAAAGATACTTATGTGTACACTCCTTCTGGGTATAATGCTAGAATTTTTTGGGCGTATTACGACACATCTAATCAACTAGCATTTTCGGGGGAAACTACTCCTATTTCATCCGCTATTACAAAATTAAGTCATCCGGTGTACAACGTTTGTATGATCATGTTTGCGAAGTCTCCTACATTGACGCCCGCAGATTTAGAAGCAGCCGGAGCGAAGATTCTCGGACACGTATCCGGGTCTGTTCTTATGGACTTTCGCCCGGAATCGGTATCCGGTGGTTACGTGATGGATAATTCTAGTCTCATCATGAATACCGACAACTTCGGACTGGCTACTACGCAGCTACGATTCCTTGCAGGTGGTCTGTTTAGCACAAACATGTACACGCTGACAAACCGACAGGACTATAAACCATATGGTACATTCCGTAACGTAGAACGTCTTGAATATAATCAGTATTTCGCTGATATTCATCGAGGGAACGTAAACAGGGATCGCTATATTACGGCTTTGGATTCTCCTTTGGTCCGTATTGGAGATGGTTTTGTTTCGGGCGATTTAGTTAATGCCGGGGGATTAACGTTACGTAGGTGCATCGTTCCGAAAGGAATATTCCAAAATGACGTAATAAACGGGAACACCTATGAGGATATAGACTTCTCATACACTAACGAATTTATGGGAAATACCGTAGGTAATAGAGTTTTCATAGCTAGCCGCAAACAGGGGCTGTATGGTTTATACGCAGGTTCGGGGCTTACTCTTGGATTCGCAAGTTATCCGGATAACACTAAAGACGCTGCATCCGTTACAGAAAAACACAATTATGTTCCATTAGATGGTAATCTTATCGAATCGGGGACTTATGCAGGTGATGTCGGAAGACCATACGAGGCTAATAAGATTCCGGCTACAAACAGAGTAAGGTTTATTAGACCCTTGCCTACGTTCGGCGCAAATATTCCTAGCCTTCCAGCGGGGTACGCCATACGTGCGGTGCACTATCTAGACGAAGCGTTTATCACTCGGAAAGCTGTTGAGAATCCTACCACGATAGAATACGAGTTCCCGTTCTTCGTTATGAGTTTTCAGAAAACCGATCCGGAAGCTAGTCTACCCGTATCCGAATTCATAGCTTTGGGGCGAACTATCCTTATCTCAGATTACCACAAAGTTCCGGAGATCACAGGGTCCGCCTACCTCGGAAAGGGTGTAACGATAAGAGGCGATGTTCAGTTACACGGTGATCCCTATGTTAACCGGATACTTGATGTTAACGAATGGGAGAAAGGAGGTATCAGTACCCCGGATAATAAAGATTGGGACGCTGCTAAGACTGAACCGGGGGCGTATGCCGATGCAGTGAGACGGAGACTTAAAGAAGTTATACAAGTAGAACCGGGCGCAAAGATAACTTGTAATTCGGGGTATTGGGTAAATTGCTATTTCTACGATGCCGAGGGAAAGTTTATAAGTTCTCCGGGGTGGGGGCAAATAGCGAATACTGTACCCGATAACGCCGCCTTTACCGGAGTGATTTTGAAGAAAGCGGTTAACGTAAACGATCCGGAATCACTTATAGAAGATTCCGACATTCCATTAGCGGGCGTTAAGTATCTCCGAGCGTTCAAGAAGCGCAGGTATATCACTAACGAGCTAGACCAGAAAAGCCCGGAGGATATCTTATTAGCTGATTACTATTGGGAACAGGGTGCTTTCTATACCGATACTGGGCGTGTTGGAAGACCTTATAACGACATTAAGTACACGCAGTCGGATAGATTAAGGTTATCCAAACCGTTACCCGCAGGGAATGCAACATTAACCGTAGCTAACTATTGGGAATATGCAATGGCAAAATTCGATGCAGGGACAAGATTATTAGAATCTTCCTCAGAAGGATATTCTATGGTATCCATGACGCTTCGGAAAGCTCCACCCGTAACGGTTAATCCATCGGATGCTAAAGATGCAAGGTTGGTGATTACTTGTATTCCGCAGCCGAGAATCATTGTTCCCTATGGTTCTAATACGCTTAACATAAACGGAGTTAAAATCCGGATGTACGACAATGCCGTGCTATCTCGGAACTTTAACCAAGAAGGTTCTATAACCCTACAAGGTGATGCGGTGATGGGGTATGATTTCGATTCGGGCGCATGCCTGTGTAGTAACGGTCATAGTGACGCAATTATAAAGCTACCATGAGATTCAGCGATATATTAACCTTTATGGATGAGCAAGCCGTGAAACTCGGCTTGCCTATCTATTTCGGAGATACGTCTACTATTAACGAGCTAGTGAATGACATCTCAGGTATGTTCTTAACGTTTGATGTCCCGGACGGTGGTATGTCTAAGTTGCCTCCTGCCACCCGGAAGTATAACGTAGTATTACAGTGCTTGGATAAATCGTACTATCTTACGGATAACGCTGCCGAACTTGATACATTAATGCGTACCGATTTGGCTTTAAACAAACTAATGTCCGCTTTTGTGTGTCACTTCGATGTGGATGGATTGAGTTTCAAGAAGGTACAGAATATCTATGACTCAATGAAGTCCGGTTGGAGTGTAACATTTTCTATAACAGATGATTTATTGAACTATGGATAAGGAGATATTGCAGGTTGTAGAACAGATAAAAAAGGAAATCTTCGAATCTTATGTTTCGAAAGGTTTGGTAGCGTCTGGTGAATTTGGGCGTGATCTAAAAGTAAACGATCTCGGTGATAGGGTAACTATTACTGCACCGCATTATGTCGTACAGATGGAGCAGGGTAGGAACGCGGGGAGTTTTCCGCCTGTCTCCGCCATTAAAAAGTGGATTCAAGACAAGAACCGGACGGTTGGTGCAAACATCCCGGAGGAAGCAGCTTTCGCCATCGCTTATGTGATGAAGCGGGACGGCATCAAGGTTCCTAACAAGTATAACGGTGGTGGGGTAGTCTCCGACATCATTAATCCAGAACGGGTGAAACGGCTGACGCTGGATATAAACAAGATCATAAAGGCTAAAATTCTAACCATATTAACGCAATGAAATTAAGAATACCAAGATTTGGAGTGAACGTAGATATACCGGACAGCAAAGTATATACCTACCCCAGTTGTGCTACCATATGGGACAACGTGCCGTTAAAGCTAATTATAACGGACCTACCTACGGACATTATTGTGCGGATGGAACTACAGTGCCGTTCTACCCTAGACAGCTTTTATTACACAACGTTAGAACCAGTTGAGGGAATGGAGATAGACGCAGCTTCTTATTTTTTCCCGCTTCTTCCCGTATATAGTGATCGAGTTCAGTTCTACCAAGTAGAACTGACATTGATACATAAAGCCAATCTAACGGCTAATAGTGTTACTCAGATAGTTCGTATTCCCGTGATGAACTTGGCGAGTATAAACAATGTTAGCCGAGTGTCTAGGGCTGACACAGATTTCCGGGACAACTACGGACCGCGGGCACCATTAGCGCATACACTGGATGATAATTTCTTTATAGACAGCCGTTATCATGATAGGGACTATGATGTAGACGTTATCTATCAAGACGGAACGGCTGACAAATTTAATTACATGCAGGGTGACGGAATATCGGATGCATGCCAATACAAGAAGATCACGATAAAGAATCCGGATGGGTCCGTAGCAGCCGTGAAGATGTATCCGGAGGAAATATCTGCATGCGGAGCTATTACACTGAAATGGCTAAACTCGTGTGGGTCATACGATGCGATCTCCTGCTACAACTGGAGCACGCAGCCCACGATTACACAAGGACTGGACGGTGGAACGGTAACCAAGAGAGAGTTGACCTGCGTATTCGAGCTAACTGAGGCTAACAAGTTCGCTCTTGATGTGCTTTCCACGTCTCCGGACGTAACAGTTCGAGGCTTGGATGGTGTGCCTCACGATACTAAGATTCGGTGCTCCTCAACAACTGGTGTCAAGTATACCGCATCCGGTCTTGCACGAACAGCAACGCTAAAATTTCAGTATTGATATGGATATAAAGATTCAAATAAATGGTGTATTCTTGGAGGGCTTGGCTAAGACAGATGTCAAGCTCTCCATCAATGCTTCATCTCCGTACTCGTTTGGCGAGTCTACCCGAACTTACTCGGCTAACATCAAAGCACCGAGAAACCGGGTGAATGATGGTGTCTTCTATCAAATGCGAAACTTCGGTTACGTGATGCGTGACATGAAGTACGAGGCTAGGATCTACATAGGCGGTATTGCCATCAACAAGCGATTCAAAGCTAAAGTGACCTGCGATGAGGAAAGCTACAGTATTGCCTTGTCTCAATCGGATCTGAAGATGTCTCAGCTTCCTAAAGAAGTCGTGGAGGCGACTCTCATCGACTCGAATGTGGGCAATACCCGGTTTTTCCGAGCTAGCGATCTGATCACGAAAGCACTAGGTTCTCCTACTCCCGTGGCATTTCCCGCTATCGACTACGGAGGTTATGCACCGGGTCTGATCATCGAGAACTTGGGTCAGAAAGGGATTTCCGATCTACTTGTAGGCAAGTCTGTTACCGTGTTTTGGAGGTATGCATCGGAGACTGATGACGGTACGAAATACTTTAAAGGGAACGCTCTAGATATCAAGGAGTACGATACCCGGACAGCCATGACAGCACCGGGTGGCGTGACAGAATCAACCGTGGCTGTTGTTACTATGGACAACAACGCATACATTACGCTGGATATGTCTAAGATAGGCACGATGCTGAACTATGTGGTTCTCAAAGCGGTGTACAATAATCAGACGGTAGCGATCTTCCAAAAGGACGATGATCAGAACGACATTACGCAGGTCCGCTACAAGTACGTTTCTACGACTATGAATATACCTATCCGTCACTTCTATGGATTCTACATCAGCAGGGACATCAATGACTACAATAAGTTGGATGCACTTCCGCCATCCTTCATGTCACCGGATGAAGCCGTAAACCTGTCGGGAAAAATAACATCGCTTCAGAATACCGCAGGACTTACACAGGAATGGGGAAACTGCAGAGTATCGGATGCCATAACGTATCTCACCGATATCTGCAAGGTCTTCCAATGGGGATGGAAGTTTACGCTGAACGTGGACGATAGCGGAAACACGGGAGTCATAGTCAACGTGTACAAACTGATCGCTGACGATGCCCGCAACGTAGATCGGAATGGTCCGGTCACCTTCAATGAATTCCGGCAGGATTGGTCTGACTTTTACCTGTCAACCGACAAGATAGAGGATTCCGAAGGTTTCCCGAACACCGCAGTGTTTAAAATCGGGGATTTCTTCAAGAGTCTACAGGTTTCTAAGGCTTCATTTACCGCTAAGGGCGACATCGTGGAATCCGGTGTGCCGTATCCGCAAGATGGAACGTATCCTAGATTCGCCATTCGCAAAGGTGCGGTAGGCGCTGGGTCTACTTGGGTCGAGTATTTAAAGTCGGTTGAATATACGCAATCCTTGCAGAAGTACTACAAGCTGTTTTCTGATGCTTTGGACGTAACAATTAAGGCTAAAATCCCTTATTATTACATCGAAAACAACTATAAAGAGAACGGTGTAGTGTGGTTTAAACAACTCAATGCGTTTTTCTATGTCCGGTCGATCACGGACTACAACATTTCCACACAGGAATGTAAGGTAAAACTAACTAAAATTAATCTTAATCGTTAAATAAATGGCAGATAATGTTACATTACTAGACCTTTCGTTCAAGACGGACGAGGCGGTAGAAGGTTTGGACGCTCTGATCAAGAAGTCTTTAGACCTTGCAGAAGAAAAGAAACAGCTAACCAAGCAGATAAACGCCGAAAAGACGGCACTTGCCGGGCTTCGTCAGAACTATAAAGACAATCTTATAGATCAAACGGCGTTCGAAAAGGCAACGGAGAAGTCAGAAACAGCGATCATATCGTTAACCAAACAACTAAACAATAATAAGAATGAGACTTCCGAGAATGCCGCCGCTATTAAAGCACACACTACCATTGTCAACTCGGAAGCGGAAAGCGTGGAAACCATGCGAGCGAAGTTAGCCCTTAACACGAAGGCACTAAACAAAATGTCCGTTGAACAGCGGACAAACTCGGAGGCTGGGAAACAGATGGTAGCCCAAACCAAGGAAATCTCCGACAAACTGAAAGACCTTGAAAAAGGGGTGGGAGATACCCGTAGAAACGTGGGTAACTATGCAGAGGATATCGAGAAGGCAACCGGAAGCCTCGGCGGTATGACTGGCGCAACCGGGCAAATGGTCAAAGGTATGTCCGGCGGTATTGCTTCTATAAAGGCATTCAACGCTGCATTGATGGCGAACCCCTTTGTTGCCATTGCATCGGCTATTCTTGCGGTAATCTCAGCTATCGGAAAGTTGATGGACCGCAACAACGAACTGGCTGTTTCCGTTAAGACTATATTAGCACCTATCGAGTTGATCATAACTAAGGTGTTGGATGCCGTAGCCGCTCTGTTTGTGGAGATAGTCAAGGTTTTTGAGTGGCTGGCAGAGGCTTATATTAAGGTTTACAACTGGTTAGGTCTGATATCGGACGAAACTGTTAAGTCTATCGAAACTGCTAGAGGGATGGCACAAGTAGAACGGGACATATATAACGCTGAAACCGATCTTATTGTAGTTTTAGCCCGGCAACGTAGGGAAATGGAGGAACAAAAGGCTATTCTTGCCGATCAAACTAAGAGTTCTAAGGAAAGGCAAGATGCAGCTAATGAAGCCCTACGGATATCTAGAGAGATGGAAGCCTCCGAATTAAAGATACTAGAGGCTAAATATCAGCAGATAAAGACGCAAAACGAATTGTCTTACACTTCTGATGAAGACAGGAGGAAAGAACAAGAGGCTTTAGCAGCATTGGAGGAAAAGAGAGCACAGTATTTATCACAACGGAAAGAACTAACTAGTCAGGTATCCGGGCTGGAAAAAGCTGATATGGCAGCCGCCGTAGTAGCCGATAAAAAGCGTGCCGAGGATTATGCTAAATCCCAAAGAGCGGCAGCGGAGAAAGTCAAAAAAGACAAAGAAGACGCAGAAAGGAAAGCTGCCGAAACCGCTAAGAAAGTTCAGCAGGAAGTTCTAAAAAGCTACGAAAACGGAATAACCGAATTGCAGCTAAAGATAAGAGAATCTAATATCGGTATAGTAGACAAGCAGAAGGCACTAGAGGACCAAGACGCGCTAAACCAAGCTATCTTGGAGAAGGAACGTTACCGTCTCCAGCAAGGTCTGATCACCCAGCAGGAGTTCGACAACATCCGATTGGAGCAGCGCGTGGCGTTCCAAGAACAGGTAGCCGAACTTGAGAAGGCAGAGGAGGACAAGAAGAAAGAAGCAGCCGCCATTGACTTGGAGAACAAGCGTGCTATTGAGGAAGCCAGCATAACTAGTGACTTCGAACGTGAATCCCTTCGTCTAGAGCAGCAATATCAAATGGAAGTTGCGAACGCTGAGAAGACTGGGGCGGACATTTCTTTGATTGAATCCAAATACGCCCAAATACGGGAAAAGAGAGAAAAGGAACTGGTAAACGCCAAGTTGCAAATGACAGCTGATATCGCCGGGCAAATCTCTAATATCATGGGACAGGAATCAGAAGCCGGAAAAGCGTTTGCTCTGGCGCAGGCTACGATTAACACATACTTAGGTGCATCTAAGGCTATTGCGCAGGGTGGTATTTGGGGAGTAGCGCAAGCAGCCATCGTGATCGCCGCCGGATTGAAACAAGTAGCCTCAATTATGAAAGTAAAAGAAGATATTCCCAAAACTAACACCAGCGTTAAGAAATTTGCCAAAGGTGGTATCGTGTTTGGTGCTCCGCATTCACAGGGCGGTGTAACGTTCACCGGATCAAACGGGCAGCAGTTCGAGGCGGAAGGAGGCGAGAATATGTACATCCTCAACAAACGTGCATCTCATGCTATAAATGCGTTGTCTGCTCTTAATCAGCAATACGGGGGACGGTCTTTTGGTAATTCTAATGCTTACCGATATGCACAGGGGGGAGGATTCGATGTTATCAGTACTCAATCTTATACGAATCTTAATCGGTCTATGTCTAAGCAAACGGTTGATTTGTCCGACAAGACAGTGGCAGCTATCGCACTTGCGTTTGTAGAAGGGGTAGAGAATGCTCCAAATCCGATAGTTTCAGTCCAAGATATTACCGATGTACAACAAAATCGTACAATTGTTATTGATTCCGCATTGGGCTAATTCGTATTTGCTACAATTTGCGGATAGTAAGTAGGTTGTAACAGCTATTTTTGTGTTGAAATATAGTTTATAATATAGAATGATTTATCTAGTAAATCTCTAATTTATGGATTTCAAGAAAATACGAATTATAGAGGCGGGACCGACCGCAAACGATTGGACGGATGAAGTTAACGGTGAATTAAAAACCGGGAAAATCGTTATTACGCCCGAATCGCTAGCGTCCCTTGTGGTGGCTGGTAGTATTCGCCCTATCCATTCTCGCCGGACACACAACGGTAACGATCTGCTGGACCAGTACATCGGTAGTTTCTCTAATTTCGTTGAGGAAAACGGAGTAGTCTACGCCGATCTGACCTTTTCGGAAGCTCTCTTAAAGAACTATCCGCAGGAGGCAGGATTTATGAAGGACATGATTGAAAAGGAACCGGAAATGCTGGGCGTTTCAGTCGTAGACCTAGACACTAAGGTGTGGAACGAAGAGAACCAAACATGGGACGTGACGAGTTTTGAAGAATTATTCACGTGTGACCTTGTAGGCTTACCAGCCGCGACAAGTTCGCTTTTTAATAACCAAAAATCAAAGAACAAAATGGGTCTTTTATCAAGCATTATCAGCACCTTTTCAAAGAAAACGGAGCTTAAAGAGGAAATCGTAGAAACGGTTAATGGTGAAAAGATCACTATTAAGGCAGCAGGAGAAGAGGCAGCCGTAGGTGACGAAGTAGTAAAAGAGGACGGAACCGCCGTGGAAGATGGTGAGATCACCGTTGATATCCCGGAAGAGGGAAAAATCGTTCTCGTGATCAAAGATGGCAAGATAGCCGAGTTCAAAGAGTACATGGACGAAAAGCCGGAGACAGAAACCAAGACACCGGACGAATTTTCTCAGCGTCTAACTGCTCTTGAATCATCTTTGAGTGAGATTAAAACAATGCTTTCCAAGCAAACGAAAACGCCACCTGTTGCAACTCGTACGGTGGGAGGCAAACCGAAAACAGATGCACAAAAAACGCAGCTTTCCAACGAGGAAGCACGCAAGAAAGCGCGGGAGGCGATGGTTAAGTTCGCAAAAGAAAAGTAATCACACTAAAATCATAGGAGACTATAAATTATGGCAATGACATTTACAGATTTAAATAATCTGAATATTAACTCACTGGCTGACGTCATTTCTTTGACTGTCGGGCTGGTTGGCGAAATGGAACGCGGTGCAACCGTTCTCTCTGGACTTGACAACAAAACGCCTATTGTTACTTTTGTAGCGAAAGATAAGGCACTTCGTAAGTCTGCTGGATGTGAAGGTACTTATGAGTACACAGATATGTCCGATCATGTAAAGTACTATGACTTCCAGCCTTTGGAGTTACCTATCGTTGTTTGTTTGCAAGATTTGTGGGGGAAGATGGTAGCTAAGGGTATTCATTTGTCGGACGATTTCGATGAAACTCAACTGGCAGGTTTCATGGCTTCGGAAGTACTGAAAGTTTTGGAGGCTGATTTGCTACGTCTCGCATGGCTGGACGGAACCAAGACAGGTGATGTTGCTTACAATATTTTCAAAAATGGTGGTTTCATTAAGCAAATGAAGGACAGCGCAGAAACTATCCTTCCTTTGCAGTTGACTACGGCTAGCGTAGAGGATACCATGAAGAAACTTATTGATTCACAACGCCCCGATCAAAAGGAACTTAGCGAGTTCTTCGTGACTTCTAATGTAATGCGCCTGTTTAAGAACTTAGTTCAGAGTAAGGACAACACAACTGCTCAGGAACATTTCGAGAACGGAAAAGCTGTGTACACTTTAGAAGGATACAAGATCAATGAACTTCCTCATGTTTCAGCGTCTATGATCGCAGATGCAACAGACGAAGATGCGTTTATCGCGTTTACTCCGAAACGTAATATCCAAATCGCTTTGGAAGATTCAAGCGTGAACATTAAACCGTTCATTCAAGATGCGAAAGACCGCAAGTATTACTCTACAACTGTGTTTGCTGCGGACGTAATGGTAGCTATTCCGTCTATTTTGAAACTTGCAACAAAAGCGAAAGCATAACAACTAATACCGAAAACTATGGCATGTATGAAATTAAATAAGGCTATCGTTTTTGGGTGTGCGGGCGGCTCAGTCGGTTTGTCTGGGCTGTACCTTGTTAACAAATCGGAATTGGCTTCTTTTGTAATGGGTGGCGATGGCGTGACGCTAAACTCTATCGTCCTTGTATCCGGTGCAAAGGCAATTCCGGTTGACTGTTACAAGAACGGCGCAAAAGTAGTGGACGCTTTGCGTACACTGGACGGTGCAGCCGGAATGGAACAGACGGTTACTATCACGGTCTACGATAAAACTTCTGACGGTGCAGCGATTAAGGAATCACTGCTATCCGGGAATTACGTAGCCTTCGCAAAACTCAAAGACGGCGGTAACATTAAAGTTGCCGGACTTAATACCGGGCTGGAAGTGGCAAGCATGGACGGAGATACTTCGGCGGCTGGCGGTTTTGATACCGTAACGCTGAAAACACCGGATAACTCTAGGGGGGATCGCAATATAGTTGCTTTACCTGCTGTTTGGACGTATTTAGAAGCTAATAAATTAACTTAACAACATGGGATGTATTAGTAATATCACGGGTGCAATAACCTACGATTGTTTAGGTGGAGCAGTTGGAATAGCTGATTTGTTGCTTATTAACTACTCAGATATCCAATCTATCTCCATCGCCAACGGTATCGCTACTATCACGTTGACTACTTCGGGCAAGGTTATCCGGGTAGCGTCTATCCGAAAGGGTGCAAATGCTACAGAAGCCCAAAGAATTAACGAAAACGCCCCGAATGCGCTGGAACAATCGGTTAATTTTACCGTGTATAAGAAAACGAGTGCGGAAAACGTGTTTATCAATACCATTCTCAATTCTCGCCTTGTGGCGGTTGCAAAAATGGTTGAAACAGGTGTTTACCGTATCTATGGCTGTAATTACGGTTTGGAGGTATCCGGACTGGAAGAATCAGCAAATGATAACGGCGGCTATACCGCCATTACGTTAACCACACCTGAGAATGTTCTAGGAGAAGCCCGTGCGTCAATCACTGAGGCTACCTGGAATACTCTAGTGTCTAAATCATCATAATTATGGCTTGTTTAAAGAAGATAGCACAAGATTTAGCGTTTGATTGCGCTAATCCCGGTTTAATCTCTGGAATTGCCGGAGTAGAAGAAGCCGTAATATTGAACTACGAAGATGTTTCTAGTATCTCGGTATCTTCTACGACAGGACAGGCGGTAGTAACAATGAAAGCCGGAACAAGGGGATATACCGTTCAATCTGTAAAAAACTCTATTCAAGTGACGGAGGCATCGCGGGCAAACGACAATGCTCCTACTATGTTGGAAATATCAGTAGTAATGAAACTTCTTTCATCGTTACCTGTAGTTAGCTACATTATCGCTTTGGTTTCTGGGGCGTTTTTGGTTGCTATTAGAACAAAAAACAACCAATATTTCATTTTGGGATGTAACTCACCGTTAGAGGTTTCAGATTTATCAACTGATAGTTCAACAGACGGAGTTTCAACCGCTACTTTAAAAACGCCGGACGGGTCTTGCGGAGATTTCCATTATAGTATTACGGCGGCACAGTATAACTCTTTAAAAACTGTATAATCATGGCAAGAGCAAAGAAAACTGTAACAAAAGATATCAAGCCCGTGCGCGAATTAATTCGCTTAACGGACGAGTTCGAGATTTTGAATCTCTGTAAAAGTATTACGCATCTAAAACTGGACCCTATGTGCCATATGGATCGTGCGTACGCGAAGAAATGGTATGAGGATCACTACTTGACGGGCATACACGTTCGCTACGTAATGAAACCGGGACTATCTATCAATCATGTGGCGGACGGAGTTGTTTACCGTGCATTTAACTGTACGGACGCCATCGCTGAACGAATCATGAAAGAAAATCCGGTTTATAAATCCTACTTTGAGGACTTAGGTCCAATAGAACCACAGGAGGACGTACCGACCGTTTTGCCCGCTGATCCTGAACCGGAACAAACACCGGAAACAGAAGCTCCAGAAGAAGAGAAGCCCGTGGAACCGGAGACCCCCGCTGATCCTGAACCGGAAGCTTCAGTAGAAACAACGCCGGAGGTTTCAGTAGACGAGATTATGAAGGAACTGGAATAAACTAAAAGGAAACGTTAATATGATAGCTCACAAGAAAGTAAACGTAATAGTAGATAGAGCGCTCAAAGTTAACGCTAAGGTTTCCGAAAAGATTGTGGGGTATGGGGACGGAAACCTATACCCCCAAATTTTATCGGAGCTTATATATGCTAGCAAAACCGCCTCTTTGAGTGTGGAACGGCTGAGCGAAGCGATAGAATGTGAAGGCTTTAAAAACCGTGATTTTGGCGAAATGACGAACGCCCACGGAGATAACATGGACGAGATACTGAATATGCTGGCATATGACGTAGCTCGTTTCAGAGGGTGCGCTCTAATTGTCCAGTATGGAGGCGATTATCGCCCTAAAATGATTTATCCCGTTCCTTTCGAATACGTCCGTGCCGGGTTGAATAAAGACTACTTAACGAATCCTGTTATTCATAAGTACGTAGTGTTTAATAACTGGGATCGTCAAAATATCAAGTCTACCCAATTGGATAAAACGGCAGTTACCTATCCGGCGTTCAATCCAGATAACTTTGCGGATGAAGTAGAGTTTTTCGGCGGAATCGAGAATCACCCCGGACAGCTTTTGTACATAAACTTCTTCACTACGAAGCCCTATCCGCTTTCTCCGTTTCATGCAGTCCAGTCTGAGATGCAGGCGGAGGCAATGAACTCCACATACGTAGAACGTACTTTGACTCGTGGCTTCCATATGTGTTCAATTATATCGCATGGAGAGTTTACAGAGCAAGAGGAACAGAACGCTTTTGTGGAAGGGATTAAAAAAGTTATGGGAGCACAGGGTGCGGGAAGTGCAGTTCTTGTTCGTGATGACAATGCTTTGTCTGATAAACCGTTTATCAAAGTAGACCAGTTGGGCGTACCGATTGACGCTAATCTGTATAAGGCTTACAACGAACCGCTAAAAAAGGATATCGCTTCACAAGCCTATAACATCCCTATTCCTTTGGTTGACTCGTCTTTGATCTCATTCTCCAATGCGTCCGGCGAGGTCGTGAAGGAGATGCAGAAAGTTTATCGCCGTTCCGTGACAAAACTTCGTAGTAAGTTGAGTCGGGAAATTGCGCGTGCCTTAGACCTTCCAACAGAAGTATGTGAAATTTATAACGAATTAGAAGAATCTAACTCGACAGTAAACGTTAAAACAGACCCAAATGAATAGTTTTTCCGAAGTAATCAAGAAGTTTCGTGAAATCTTTGATATCGCAGCAGATGTTAAGGACACAGAGATAAACAAATGCATTCAAGAGGCAGATAAGCTCGATATAAAGGTAGCTCTTTGCGGTGATACATTCTTTTCGGTGTCGAGTGAGCTAGGAGGTGGAAAAGGAGAGAGTGATATCCCTGTCGGAACCGATTCTGATTCTAATTATTCGTTAGATGTCGTAATAGCCGGGGAAAAATACAATATAGTTCCTCTTTATACGATCCTATGTTATTATGCGTTTGTGCGATATATGAAGATAGCGGACCAAAAAAGCACATCTACAGGACTGAAAACGCAGGTATACAACGGGTCGTTGATATTGCCAGACTATAACAAAAATAAGCGATGGGAAGAGGAACGTGGGAAAGCAGATGCTTTTATAGAGGATTTCCATATTGTATACGAGTTATTTAAGGAATCAGATAATCCAAAGGATAAACATTGTTGTGACTCTGTTAAGCCTTATCGAGTATGTTTTATAAGTTAAAAGAGTGAGGAAATGAAAAGGGAAACGAGAGACGATATCATGATTTGGTCTGCTGTGGGAATGCTCTTCGCAGGAGTGGGGGTGTCAGTTGCAGGTTTTTTAGTTGAGCCTTTAGGTATCATTCATGATACTGTATTATGGTTCTTTGCACAATGCTTGATATGGTCGGGAGCTGTTTTCGGCATCCCTGTCTATGTCAGAACTAAAATTAGTAGCATGATTGGTAATATACCCGAAAAAGAAAAAACGGAAGCGAAAAGGAGAGTAAATAATGAACTGGATCAAGGAAAGTAATCGCCCTAAACATTTGCTGTATGCTATTCCAGCAGGGGCACTATTTACTATTTTATTTGTGGCAGGATTGGCGGCAGGGATGGAGTTTAAGGACAGGGATTGGGGTGGAAAATGGGATTGGCTTGATATTGTGGCAACATTAATCGGTGGAGCTATCGGGCAGCTAATTCAAATTTTAATATTGGTTTTAATTTTATAAAATGGCAGAAGTGAAGAAATTAGTACCGTTCATCCTAAAATGGGAAGGCGGTTTCGTAAATGATCCCGACGACTTGGGAGGAGCAACTAATAAAGGTGTTACAATATCTACTTATGAAGCGTATTGCAAGAAGAAAGGCTATCCTAGACCGACTATAGAGAGATTGAAGAATCTTTCTAAAGAAGAATGGACAGAGATCATGAAAACAATGTATTGGGACAGATGGAAGGCTGACGAGATAAAATCTCAGTCACTAGCTAATATCTTGGTTGATTGGGTGTGGGCATCTGGTGTACATGGTATCAAGATACCACAGGAATTAGTCGGTGTACTTCCCGATGGTATTGTTGGACCCAAAACTATTGCAGCTGTTAATTCTCGTAATCCTCGTGAACTGTTTGACCAGATAAAACTAGCTAGGTTTGACTTCATAGAAGAGATTTGCCGGAAACGTCCTGTAAACAACAAGTTTAAACGGGGATGGATGAACCGAATTAATGATCTAAAGTTTGAATCATGAAGTGGTTGATATACATTATTATATTGCTTACGTCAGCAATATGGTTTTCATCCTGTCGGAGTATCCAACATATTCCGATTGAAACAGTAAAGCATGATAGTATCTACATTAGCAAGATATTACATGACAGCATCTATCAGAGAGACAGCATTTATGTTGATCGTAAGGGTGATACAGTACTTATTTACAAAGATCGGTATGTATACAAGTATAAGAATCTTGTTGATACATTCTATATACACAAAGTGGATAGTGTACAAGTGCCTTATCCGGTTGAGAAAAGTTTATCACGATGGCAAACTATTAAAATGGAGCTTGGCGGATGGGGATTCGGAATAATTATAGTTATTGGTATATGTCTACTATTAAAATTCATCAAATATCGAACACATTCATAATTGAGTGCCGGCACTAATTACCGGCACTCAATTTGTTTAGATCATTCCTTTCTCTTTGGCTAATTTTAAGATAGCCTCACAAATAAACGAAGTCTTATCGTCTACCTTTTCAAGAATTGAACAGACATCCTCCGGAGCCTTAAAGCCGTAGCGTTTCGCAGTTGTTTTCTTTCGTCCTGCTCCAGCTCTTGTGCCCCCATGTTTTCCCTTTGTTATTTCATCCATAATTGTTATATTTGCAAATCCTAATCGGTTGGGGAGGTTTCCCTCCCCTTGGAGTTTAGAGTTTTATATCAAAGAAGATACTAAAAATTCTCAATCTCCAGATTCTAAATGAAATGCCTAGTCTCATATTGAATACCGATTAGGTTTCTCTTCTTGCTTTCTCGGTGAAGAAGATTAACCGCTGTAATCATCTCTTTGATTACATTACAAAGATAAGCATTATTTTGATAACGTACAAACGAAATCAAGGAAAAGTTTAAGAAAATATCATTTTTAACATTTAGATAATATGTAACTTATTATCTACTTTATATTCATTACAATCAAAAGCAGCACACATAAGAATAAAGCGATCTTTTACTCCTAGTTTAGTATATCGGTTTACTGCGTCACTATTCTTTGAATGTAATCCGGCTGCATACTTATCAACTTGTACTTTGTTCATTAAGTCTACATGCGTTTTACGAGCTAGTTTGCTACTTGCTACTTCATATAGGGGCTTATATTCATTTTTGCTTTTCGCTTCATCAAATACAGCAACAAGTCTATCTATTTTGCAGTATTCTAACAAAACTTTTATCTTATCATTGTATCCTCGTTCTCCTGATACATAGCGTAATATAGGGAAATTGAAATTGTATTTCTTTATAATTTCTAAAGCAAAACGCATTAAAGGAGTTTTGATTTCAATTCTTGTATCATTTTCTTTTAGAGTTTTGTGTGGTAAGTAATGAATGAAAGGAATATCTTCTTCTATTGCGATATTATCAAAGGATAGCGTTTGGAAGTCTCCAATTCGACAACCTAAACTACATTGAAGTAAGAAAGCGTCTTTAGTCTCTTGTAGGGAGCTGGGGACATCTGTATTTTGTAGTTTAATGAACTCGGCTTTAGTTAAAAATATAGGTTCATCGTATTGTTCCTTCATCATTACTGTTTTACGCTGTTTTCCAAGTTTACGGAATGGTGATACTGGTATTTCATCGTTACTTTCCAGTTCGTTGAAAAATGCCTGTAGCTTTTTTAATTTTGTTGCAACAGTATTTTGCCCTCTTGGTGAGGTTGGAATATTGCGATTATTCATGTCAACATAAAGCCCCCTATATTTATCTACCAATATATATTCATTAAACAGAAAATCACGGAATAGTATAAGTTTCTCATTATTGAAATCGGTTGGAGTGATATCACTTAAGTTGTTGATAATGAGAAAACGGTTTAATTCCCGTAATAATACATCATAATGTTTCTTTCTGCCTTCGCCAAATATTCCATCCTTATAACATTGCTCTATGTATAAGTTGAGTCGGTTATGGAGGCTTTCACTTGATTCCTTGTTAATATACTTCTCCGGATTAATATATTCATCTATATATTGATTTAGTTGTTCACTGGTTTCTATCTTGTGATCGGTGTACAAACGTAGGATTAGATTTTTGCGTTCCGTTATGTCTTTATAAAACTCTTCTCTAGTTTTGCAATGGATTGGTATGAGTACTTTGGATTTGTATTGTTCCTTCTTCTCATCCCAAATTGAAGGTTGTACTAAAATCTCGGAAGTGTGAAATAATTGTATATTCCTACCATCGGATAAACGAAATCGTATATTAACAAAGTTATCCTTTTTGTTTGATCGAATAAATGCTTTTACTGTTGCCAT